CGTTTTTTTGTACAATTAAATCCCCCGGGTTACTTCTTGATCCCGCTATTTGTGAGATTTGGTTGTTTCAACACCCCGGGGGTTGAACTTTTTAAAACTTGTGGTATCTTACTCATGTCGGAAGTGACGCTCCGGTTTTTGGACAGAGACTGTAGTACCAGAACCTCCTAGAGAGGGCTTGTAGTCATCGTTTGGTCTCTGCCCGATGCTGGCCTGTCAAGCCCAAGTCCTCCCTAGGAGGTTTTTTCTTGGGGGTTCCGACTGCGGTCTATGTGGACGGGGTCTCAACGCCAGCGCATTGACCAAAGATCCGATACTGGGGGAAAGTTGTGGAAGCATCGGAACGGGGTGGCGAAGCTAGCGCCCTAACAGCGAACGGCTGGCGAGTCATGTGCGGCTCCGAAGGGAAGGCATGTAAAGGACTCTTTCATCTTCTATGACAGGGATGGCTGAGTCTTGCTCACCAAAGGGAAGGTTATACATATACCTGCTTTAATAGGTTAAACATGAAAATAAATACCCTGTTCATTTAAAACCTTCTCCGGAAACCATTTCATAGACATTCCCTGATCGTTGACAAGATCTAAAGGAAGCACATGATTGTAGAACTGTCTGACTCAGAACTAGCCGTAGCCACAATGCTGGCCCTCGCAAGACGATCTGCCGCCAGAGGGCATGGGGTTGTTGATAGGCAGATTGGCAAACAAGATCCTTATGAAATAGAACTGGATGGATTGCTGGCAGAGATAGCCTTCGCCAAACAGTTCAACTACTACCCAGAACTTACTGTGGGGCCAAGAAGCGGCGGGGAAGACTTCAAGACCCGGGACGGCAAAACGGTAGACATCAAAGCCACACGCCATTTAAACGGGCGATTGCTGGCAACCTTAAAAAAAGATCAAGACCCCTGCGACATTTATGTCCTCGCCATCATTGAGCCTGTCCGCACCGTTAACCTTGTTGGTTACGCCTACGCCAGCGACCTCTTCAAAGAATCCAATCTTGTCGATCTCGGGCATGGAACGGGCTATGGCCTAACCCAAGATCAATTGCTGGAGATTAGCTAATCAAACGAGTAGAATAAGCCCATGAGAGACTGGAAAAGAGAATACGAACTCCAAAAGAAACGGGGTGATACCAAGGGCCAACTGGAACGCCAGAAGGCCAGACGAATGCTCGACAAAACCGGGGCGGATAAAAATAAAAACGGCAAGGCGGACGGGCGTGAGGGAAGAGACATCGACCACAAAACCCCCATCTCAAAGGGGGGCGTGTCAACCAAGGGAAACCTCCGATTGCGCTCCCGCTCTTCTAACCGTAAAGATAACAAGAAATAACTAGTGTCAATTTTTTAGGAGGCTCTCTTGGAATTACCCGTTCTCAACTATGGTCAGACCGTTCGACTGACCTGTCCCTTTTGTACCAATCAGCGCAGGAAAACAAAGTCCAAAGACCTCTCGGTCACCCGCAAATCCGATGGAGCCACTACCTACTTCTGTCACCATTGTGGGGTTTCCGGAGTCCAACAGGAGAAAAAATTGAGTGCCGTCCCCTCCCCCGTCATCACCAAATCCCCTCTAGAAGAATCCCACTACGAGTACCTCAAGACACGGGGCATCTCTCGGGAGACTGCCGACAAGATGAAACTCTTCTCCGCCGAGAAATGGTTTGCTCGTTTAAACAGAAAGACTCAGGCGGTGGGCTTCCCCTATTATCGAAACGGTGCTTTGACGGCGGCGAAATACAGAAGCATTGAGGACAAGGACTTCATTCAAGATGGCGGCGGGGCGCATGATCTCTTTGGTATAGACAATGTAGATACATCGCTACCCCTGATCATCGTGGAGGGGGAGATCGATGCCCTGTCCCTCATCGAGTGCGGGGTTCCCAATGCGGTGTCCGTGCCGGGTGGTGCGCCGCTTAAGGTCTCTGAGGGCAAAGTCCATCCATCAGAAGACAAACGGTTTAGCTTCATATGGAACGCCAACGACATCATTGAGGCCGTACCCTCGGTCATCATTGCGACCGACAACGACGTACCCGGTCAGGCCTTGGCGGAAGAGATTGCAAGGCGGGTTGGAAAAGATAAGTGCAAGCTGGTCAAGCTAAGTCATAAAGATTTAAACGAGGTTCTCCTGAAAGACGGGGCGGAGGAAGTTCAAAGGATTATTGATGAGGCCACGCCCTACCCGGTCGCCGGACTCTCACCCGCTGCGGACTTTGAAGAGCGTTTAAACGACCTATGGTTTAAGGGAACGGGCAAGGGGGCCAGCACAGGCTACCCCGCTCTGGATATTATTTACACCGTTGTGCCGGGACAGTTGACGGTGGTCACAGGCTATCCCTCCTCGGGTAAGTCAAACTTCGTGGATCAGTTGATGGTGAATCTTGGCAAGTCGGAGGATTGGAAGTTTGCCCTGTGTTCCTTTGAGAACGCCCCAGAGATCCACATCTCAAGACTGATGGAGATCTACAAGGAAAAGAGATTCTTTAGCGGCAACAACCGAATGTCTGATGATGAAAGGAAGGAGGCGTTTAAATGGGTGGACGACCATTTCTCCTTCCTCACTTCTGAATCGGCGGAACCCGCAACCATCGACTCCATTCTTGCCCGCCTCAAGGTGTCGGTATCCCGATCAGGAATTAGAGGTGCGGTAATCGATCCGTACAACTTCATCGAACCCGTTCGGGAAAGCTCGGAGACCGAATCGATCAGCAATATGCTGACCAAGATCCAAGCCTTCGCCAAGGCTTACGGTGTTCACATATGGTTTGTGGCTCACCCTGCTAAGATGCAACGCTCGGGCAATGACCTGCCAAGACCGGACGGCATGGCAATCTCGGCATCAATGGCGTGGTGGGCCAAGGCCGATGTTGGGCTGACCATCCATCGCCTTGAGCATCACACCGAACTGGTGGTATGGAAATGCCGGTACAGGTGGGTGGGAACCCAAGGCGAGTGCAAGATGGAGTTCCAGAAAGACTCTGGAACCTATAAAGAACTAACTGACGACTTCTAATAAAGACTTCGCCAAGCGGCAGATCGTAAACGCTCTCGCCCGACTAAATCCGTACTTCTCTCCGATGGCTTGGTATGTCCAGCCATCCTGTCGGAGCTTGTAAATCTCTAAGTACCTGTCCTTCGTTGCGTCTTTAAACTGTCTCATGCTACCCCCAGAGAATAATTGTGAAAGCGATCAAGGCCCAGAAAACAATCAGGCCTACCGCAGACAGGGCGGCGAGACGAAACATCTCCCCCCACGTTGTGTTGTCATCAAGCAAGAACCACGTTTGAATAAATCTCTTCATTGCTGTTCTCCGTTTAAACGACTTGCATCTTCCTTCACCGACAGTAGCCAGAACCAGTAGTCTTGAATTGATTCCCTGACCTCCTTCGGTTGCTGGGCCATCCACAATGCGTAGGCAAAGAAGTCCCGTGAGTGCTGGAACCTGTCCACCATCTGCTTTTGTTGTGCGCTAACGACCTGCGCTTGCACCATTTCTGCGATCATTGATTTCATTAAGAGCCTCCGTGATTGACATGGGAATACCGTGGCCTGAATCCTTCAAGGCCTTGACGCATTTAAGGATCGTGTCCTCCGCCCAGACAGGGTCTCCATCCTCAAAGGCAAAGATGAGAGCTTCCTGTAGGGCATCGGCTAGATCAGCGATCACCCGGGCTTTCATACTCTGTTGTGTACTACAACAATCACCGAGTTCGGTGTGTAGTGTTTCAGGATCGTAATGGGGTGACTGGCCCACCTGCCGTTGGGCTTTTTGTACAGGCTTTTATCTGCCGCCCATTGCCAGACGATCTGCTTGCTGGTCTTGTCCCGAAACCCTTCCTCGGGGTCAGTCACCAAGATGTACCGATCATGCCCCGCACCCGCCTCGACCAGCCCGATCTGCTGAACCTTGTAAACATCGGCCTTACGGGCGGCTTCGTCTTCGATGTATTGTTGCTCCCGCTCTAATTCGATTTGCTGTTCCATTGCTGAGCCTCCTTGTTAAGGTTATAAATCTTTGTCAAGCCTTCAATCAACGCTATGGCCTCATCCTGTTTGAGTCGAAAGGTAGCGTGTCCCGCCTCATCATCGTTATTGAAGTTTTCCTCACTGTCGAAAACCGTCAACCATAATTTGGCAACACCGCCTTCCATTGTCAAAAATAATGTGGAGGGGGCAGACTGCCACCCTGCGTTTGATCTTTTGGCCCTTGTGGTTCCACCAAGTATTTTGATTTTCATTATTCGTCCTCCCCATCGCCAAGTTCAAAGACCCCGATCCCATCCGCAACGCTTTCAATAACATCGGCGGGAGCGACCTCAAAAAACAACTGCAC